AACACTTTGCCAGGATACACTGAAAGGTCTTGTCCTGGGACTAGGTTAGTCTCGTCAATCTCAATAAGAAGATTTCCAGACAAAGCAGCATTATCTACACTGAGCCGCATAAAGCCGTTCATAAGAAGCTGGGTGTCTTCCATGTTCTCTGCGACACCAACTCCGAAGAAACCGTAAGGGTTTAGTTCGTAAGGGACAGCAGAGTAAGGAATACGGCTTGGTGTGAAGGGGTTCATTACCAGACGCAGGATTTGTCCATTACAGATCCACACGTTGACTTGGATTTCATCCAGATCCTGCAGATTGCTTGGAATATCAATGTCAGCTTCTTCCGCTAACTCCGCATCAATAATTCCCCAGTACTCTAGAACCTCGTAACGATCTACATCATCGGAGTTAACGCCATCTTCTAGCGTATTCTCCCAGTATTCTCGCTGATATTGTGGGCCGTACTCTAGGGCAATCTCAATGCTTTCAGTGCGGAAATGCGGACGCTTTTTAAGGCCACGCATCTGCGTCTTGTTGAGACGGTGACGCTGAATGGTGTATTCGGCCTCTGCCATGTTACGAGCCGACGGATCAGGGTACATATCCCACATAGAAACATATTCTACCTTTGGGATTGTCTCATATAGAGGATCATAGTTGCCCTCTTCGTCCCAGCGTGGATATTCTTTGTCGAATGCAAAAGGGCCTTTAAGAATGCCTGTACCAAACAAGGCGCATTCAAAAGCCATGGACCGTAGGTGCTTAGAGGCGTTAGTTTCCTCTAGCTGATCGTGCATCTTCTTTTCCATAAGCTGTGCAGCACGTTTTGCAGGCTCATAGGTGATAGAACCAGCATTTGTGCCAGCACCCATCTCTAAATCGTCTTTAACAGGCTCTACAGTGTCCTTATAGACGCCTAGATCCTTCTGTAGTTCTGGACGAACCACTGTGCGGGGTACTTTGTACTCCACATCTACTTTTTCTCGTACTTTTTCGTCTGTCAGACCATTAGGATCGAAGTTAACGGCGTCTGCTACGTTATTTGGGTAGCGACGGGCCTCAATACCTACAGGAAACTTGCTTCCAGCGAATAAAACATCAACTAATTGCGCATACGCTGCCAGAACCTTGGTTTTAGTGATCTTAACAAAGGTTTTAGACTTCTCAGAGTCGGTAAACTGCACATCAGGGCCGTAAATACCCCGATAGTTGCGATATGCCATAAGCCAACGCTCTTCGTCGTGAAGTCGGTTGTCTTTTGAACGTCTGAATTGTGTTTCAATGAACGAAGACAGGCCAGAGTACTCTAGGTTATCCTGTTCAACATCGCCATCCTCTTCAAGAACCACGACATTGTCTGCTTCTGTAGCTTCTTGTGGGTCTAAACCCGATGGTTTGTCCATTAATGCCATGTTTTAGTATCCAAATGTTGCGTCTGATGGGGTCCAGCGCTGTTGTGGTACGCCTTGGCCTGTTCCAAAGGGCGAAAATGCTCTTGGGCGGCTCATAATTCCGTAACGAAGGCTGTCATATGCGTGATCTGAAGCGTATCTTTGATCAATATCATCGGTGCCTTTGGGGCAGGACGGGATCACGGGTAAATCTGCTATGATTTGTCGGCAGTTATTAAAAAATACTACGCCAGGAAGTTCTGTATCCTCATCAACCTTTAGCAATTCGTGTAAACGGTTCTTACCCGCTACCCTTGCGCCTGCTGAACGATCACTAGGACGCCATCGGCAACCCTCCGCAATCATCTCTTCAGCTATTGAGGGGCCAATTTGCCCTCTATTGTGCCAACAGCTACTGTCCAAAACACCATATTGTATACTATCGCCACGCTCTGCTTCTAAAACCGCCTTGGCTAAGTCACGCCCTGTATGTTTGGAAAGGTACAACTCCCTATAAACGTAAAGAGTTTCATAACTTGGGTCCATTGCGTACCAGTGAATAGCTGAGTAGCTACTGTAGCCGTAGTCGCAGGATCTAAACTTACGCCAATTGTCGGGGATCTCGAATGGATCTATCGTGTGTACGCCCGTTTTAAACTCTGGGAAGGCCGCACCATCTGCAATATTCCAATCACCCTCAAGCAATTGTCGGCGCTGCATCTCTGGAAGGGACAAGAGGTTTGCTTCGTATTGTCCACCCTCAAGTAAGTAAGGGTTGTCTTTCAACGATGCGGGGATAAAGCGTCTGTAGAATAGAGGATCACCCTCTTTCTCATGTCCTTTAGGATATACTAATGGTTCCCCACTGTCAATATCTGTTGCAATAAATTTCTTATTGTTAGGGGCTGGATCAATGAACATCTTCTTGACCCACATATGACCCACACCACCTGGGTTTGTTGTAGCCCTCATAAATAGAGGCAGGTCAGGATCAGTTGTACGAAGCCGTGAGCGCATGTAGTTCCACGCAAAGCTGGTGGGGTGTTGAGTTAGTTCATCGAAGGCTATGTAGCTAAAGGCCTGACCTTGGTAACGCAGAACATCTTCGTCCCGCTCAAGGTAGGTCATCCATAGTCTTGCTCCGCTAGGGAACGTCCATTGGCTTTTCTTCTCCGCCCATTTCGCACCCTTGTACGCTTTCGGGTATAACTCTTGAGATTTCCATATGAGTTCCCGAAGTTCATCGTTAGTTCGTCGGAGAATAAGTCCATTGAAATTAGGGTTTCCGAAGTATCGCATAGGGTCTGCGAGTAGGGCGAAGCTTTTTCCACCGCCTGCGCTGCCGCCATATAGGACTTCTCTTTCCGATGCCGCCAAAAATTCTGTTTGTGGGCCTTCGTTGGGTGCAAAGATAACCTCTTGAGTTTGTTTCTGGGTGGAAACACTTCCAAAGTCTAAGCTGTCTGAAATAGAAACGTCAGGCTTATCCAGCTTTTCGTCTATCTTCTTTTCCGTCATAGTCTGAATGCGTTTTGCGTCAGACCGCTTACGACGTAGTGCAGCTAATTCTTTTTCATCCTTAGTCTTAGGTTTTGCTTTGCGGCGCTTCTTTGCAAGCTCCTTAACCCGTGGACTATCAGGACGATGGGCTTTCCAAATATTCTGGATGCCCTGGTGGGAAATCTTCTTACCTGTCTGCTCCGTCAGCCATGTCGCAACTCTGCGTGTCCCATGGCCTTTATCAAGGTAGTCCATAGCCTCTTCAACAAATGGAACCATCTCTTCATCAGGAACGATGATAAGTGGATCTTCGTCGCTTGGCTTGTAGGCATACGGAAGGCTGGCAAAACGGTTAGGTCTAGTCTTATTGATCCAAGTCATCTGATTTCGGAGGCAGGATAAACATGCCACCGCCTGTGCTGGTGACCTCTACCTGTTCCTTCTTAACCAAACCACTACGGTCTAGAATTTCACGGGCAGCGGAGATTGAGTTACGTGCGCCCATAGCACTAGGATCGTCTAATACATCTACGATACCAAAAGCTGCTTTAGGGGCATTCATGGCAAGCATCATACTTGCACGGTCTATGACCTCTTCTTTCAGTCCCCCAACCACTTCACTCATCTTAGTGGTCTTTGCGTAACCAGCAATATCCATTGCTTTGCGCAGATTGCCTTTGGCCTCACCCATCAAGGCTTCTAAAAACGCTTCCTGTTTTTCAGTGTACTTTCGAGGTGCGTCTATCATTTGCTCATTAACCTTTGCTCAAGATGGCGAATAGTTTCTTCCGCCCGTGCCAAGGATGCCTTCAACTCAGACATCTCAATCAGCAGTTGTTCTTTATCCTGTAAAACTTTGTCCAACTTTTCAGACAGTCGATCTACCTGTTCTTTTAAAGTTTCCTGAAACTCCGCACTGCGATCTTTGTCGTTCTTCATAGCTTCATAGCTATGCTGCGCCCGTTTGGACAAATACGTCCACAAGCCACCCGCAGAAACTAGCGCAACAATTATAGGAATGAGTTGGTCAGTATTCATTAGCAAATCTCTTACGTTCTAGTATTTGTCGATGGACTAAGTTGGCTAGATAAAGGCTCCACAACGCCAGCCATACTAAAGCTGCAGCGTGGGCTACTTCGTCCACTATACTCATAGTCATGGGATCATTGGGGCGTGAGGCCGTAGACATGCCGTCCGCAGTCATGACATGGTACACAGGATGCATAGGCTTAGGAGCTTCGTACATCATGTACTGAAACAGGACGACCATACTTAGAAAAAAGTCTGCCAATAGGGTATACTTCAGTAGAACTCTAGAAAACCAAACGGTGGCAACCGCCACCAAAATACTCATAGTACCCCAAATGCAAATTAGCATTTCATCTACATGGCCTACAAACATTCCTGCCATGATCAAACCAGACATAGCACAACTCAGGTGCTGGGCGGGACCATTAGCATTGCGGACTTTTTCCAAAGTCCCTTTTAGGCCATAGGCTTTCATTTCTTTTTAGCCTTATTCTTTTTTGAGTTAGGCCAGCCCTTTTGCATATCCTTGTAAGCTTTGTTGCTCACAGTGCTATTCTTCTTAGACTTAGCTGTACCCTTCTTCTGGGCATTTCGTATGTTTTTAACTAGGGACATAAGATCACCAATTCTTGCATGACCAATAACGGGCCGTGAATTTATCCTTGGCAGAGGAACACTTGTGCCTTGCACGAAAAGACTTGCGCCGTTCAGGATTGGATTTTTTAATTTTCATGTTAGGATCACCGAAACGAATAATCTTTTCGTCTCCGTCCTTACAGGCTTTCACAACGAACTTTTTAGGCCCATCAGGTGTACGCTGGGGCTTATTACATTTCATCCGTGCTTTATCGATAGCCATGCTTCTATCTCTTACCTGATATACAGATATAAACCCAAACCAGCGCCGCCCCAGACTACAACGACTACCACAATCCATGTGGTGATCTCTTTGATGCGATCTATCTCTTTTTGACGTTGCTTTATGGCTTCTCTACGGGCTTTCCTAGCTTGTGCTTGGTAGGCCACCCAATCATCGTACAATCCAGCACGACCATATAAACGCATGTAAGATACTAATTCAGACTTCTGCTGTTTGATCTTGTCGAGGGCCATAAACTCTTCAAAGTCATCGCCCTCTTTACCTAAGATCTTGTTAAATACATTGTTGCTCTTCTTCTCTACTTTCTTCTGTAGATCTTCTTCAGCGCCAACCCATTTCGATATATGTTTTGCATAATTGGCAAGCTCATTTCCATTGGTGACGGCTTGCTTTATTACGTGATAAGCAGCGTTAGCCGCTGCTAACTCCGCTAACATTTGCCATCCCTACCCTATGCACTAGCCCCACCTTCAACTGCTATGCAGGAACCCACAGCATATATGCCTTGGCCCCTTAACGTGTTAATCATACCCTGAACATCTTCCTGACAATCTACGCCGTCATAAAAGATACTCTTCTTAACCAAGGGCTGGCAGGATGTAATATCTGGACCTAAGCAGGCCAGAACCACTGCCACCCACATACTCATTTCTTCTTAGCGTACCCGCCCTTAGACATGGCTGGCTTGTCCTTCAAAGACCTGACAGGATAACCCCCGCCAGCCATCTTTGGTTTAGCTTTAGAAGCAGGATTGGATGCCCCGCATTTAGCTTTCGTCATTTTCATCTAATGCGTCCTTGCTGATATAATTCATGGCATCTTCTACTGGGGCCGCAGCCTCTTCCGTATCGAAATACTCAGAATAGCCTCTAAAGATTAAGTTCTCATCTTCGGCCTGAGACCGTGTGATCAACCCTTCCTCTAGTAAAAGATCACGGACAGTCTCAAGAGGTAACTCCTGTCCTGTCCGTTCACGAATGGCTGCACGTATGTAGATGAGATTTATCATAGAGCCTCTATATCCAGTGGCCCTTAATAGTTATTGTACCATTAGGAACCACATTAGGTCAACCACTTAATTAAGGGTTGTTTTAGGGGGTTTACTTTTCTGACAAACCTGGTATAATCTACTTGTAGGCCCCAGGGTATAACTACTACTAGACCTTATTAGCTATTAGCTTTATCTCCCCACGGGTGATACCAATATCCTTCAAGTCTTTGTCAGTTAAGTTCTGCAATTGCCAGTAAGCAACACGACGTTGCTGTACCTTAGCGATTGAATTTATAATCCTAGTGAACATCTAAACTCTCCTTAGTGGTTGTTATATTCTATTATAACACCGTTTAACTAAGGAGAGTTTTGTCATTTAAGAATAGCCGATATGCAGTCTATAGCTTCTAAAGGATCTATTAAGAACCATTCATTCTGCCTGTCTTCAGCTACCTTAGCTATACGCCTGTGAGCCTTTTTCTCAATAACCCGCCTGTCAGTAACATAAACTGAGTAAAGCAAGTTATAATCCCTAAAAGGACTAGATGTCTGATACGAACTACATCTATCTTCAGCATCAATAGCCATGCCTACCTTAACCCAACCCTTCCAAGCAGGATTAGATATTACATAAACATAACCAGATTTCGTATGCCTGTAATTACGAAGACTAGAGAAAGCCGCATCTTCAAAAGACTTATATCTACCAGGCTTATAAAGAGGGTGAGACTGTGGGATGTATTTACCATCCACAAACATACGACGCCTATTCTTTTCCTTATAAGACTCTAAACGCTGCCTGCGTCCATCCGCATAACCAACGTACCACCATTCACCATCTTCAAAGACTACATTCTTAATATCAATGTCAGTCATCGGGCAGGTTGAATAAATCTCCTACAGCGCCATCGCTGTCTTCAATATAACCCGCCTTCTCACGTAGCTTCTCAGCTAGACGATGAAACTCATGAGCAACAAGATACAACTGATTATATCCCTGCTCATCTCCATAAAATTCACACAGATCTGAGACAACACCCTCTAGATCTACTCGTGTCTCCGTAACGTCATCTTCATTGTCACCAACATAAATAAAAGTAACCAAATGGCTCACACCATCCTGATCAACTTCAAAGTCATGATCTACATGAAGAGGTACGTCCAGAGTGATATCTGCTCCATATTCACTCAAGGGAGTATTCCTTAGATAATTCACAGCGTGTAGTACTACAACCCTGTACTAACACTATAGCTAGTGGTCACAACTAAGTCAACTATTAACCTAACTTTACAATTAGCGATTAGCATTCCCAAACTAACAGCAGGACGTTGACGTTTGCCGTAGCCATTGGACCAATACACCCCAAGCTTGGGTCTGCTTTACGGTCCCAAAAACCCAATCTCTGGTAAGAGTTGTATACGGTACGGGTACACCCCCCCCTGGCACATGCCCGCCCCCAAGCAATCGATGCGATAAAGCCTAAGCCCCTGCATTTATTAGGTTTTATTTAGGTATTAGATAGGCTGTAACCAAATAGATATGAGGCCCCTTGTCTCAAAGCCCTTAGAAATAAAAGCTTTGCGCAAAATAGTTTTTAAAAAAAGTTTAGGTTTAGATTTGGGCCAAAGCTTTTGGCGCTGGAAACTAGCAGGAAACAAAGCCCCCGAAACTTTGACGTAAACAAAGGGCAAGGGCACGGGGCAAGCTTGTGCATCATATGGCAACCAATGCATGGCCCCTAAGCTTCCCCCTTGCTTCCCCGCCCTGTTTCCCTTCCTTGGGCTTGCTTAGGCCTTGGGCTTTCCTTGCTTCCTGCAGGCGATATGCGGGGCTTTAAAGCTTCCCTTTGCTTTGCCTTGGGGTTTAGGTTGCCTTGGGTTTCTTCCCTGCATCATATGGCCCTTAGAATTGCTCTAAGCTGCAGGCATAAAAAAGCCCCGCTTTT